ACTTAAATAGATATCCAAATAAAAAACACCTCCATATGCTTTAATTTTGAAGTTGACAAAAAAGCAAATGTGGTGTATAATGAACATAAAGAAAAGGCAAGACCTAAACGGTTATGCCAAATCGTTCTATTTAGAGATAGCCCGTATTGGCGTGGGGGCTATCTCACTTTTTTTGCGAGTGTTATTAAAAAAACAAATATTAAAATTAAAATTCTAATTATGTAATTTTTCATAACAACCACCCCCTTTACGTAAAAATACGCAAAAAATGAGGTGGCATAACCGCCCAGCTTTTACACTGTTTTTGGTCTTACCTTTTGTCAGATTACTCCGACTTTTGTATTATACACCAATATTTTACTTTTTTCAATCTTTTTCTTGATATTTCATAGTTCTGTAATTTTCGGAACTACAAATTTGCCAAAGCAAGCTTGAGCTTTGGAACAAGCTCGTCTACAATCTCATCGGTCGATTTTCCGTCAGCATAAATTGTAATATTTATATTCGTCTCTGATTTCTGAACGGGTTTATTGGCAAGCGGTGTAACCTGTGCGCCTCTTGGAAGTGTAAGAAGCTCTGCTCCTTTTTCACCGACAATAACGCTACCGGGTGACCTTATCATACCACCTTTTGCAAGAAGCGGAATCTGTGGAGCAGTGAAGGTTGGGATAGCAGGAATACCGATAACTCCTGTGACCTTGTTAATACCCTTTATAAGACCATTTATTCCGTTGACTGCACCGCGTATCATTGCATTGATACCCTTGATGATTCCGTTAATAGCACCTTTTATGGTATTTACAATACCATTCCATACATTTTTTATTGCATTACCGATTCCGGTAAATACCGATGTACACGCCGATGAAATCGTATTCCAGGCTCCGCTTAAGAATCCCGTGATTCCATTCCATACAGACATTACGGTGTTTTTTATACCTTCCCATAATCCGGTAAAGAATGATGCAATTGAAGAACCGACAGAAACAAAGAAATCACCGACAGCCTGGAAGGCGCTTTTGCACCATGCACATACGGCATCCCAATTCATCCAAAGAGCAACACCGATTGCGATAAGAGCTCCGATTGCCACGATGATAATGCCTATGGGGTTTGCTGTCATTGCAATGTTTAATGCTATCTGTGCAGCGGTACATACACCTTGTATGATTGCCCACGCATTCTGAACAAGATTTACTGCTAAAATTGCTGTTTTGTATGCCACGATTGCTCCGGCAATTCCGGCTATAATCGGTGCTATCCAGCTCCAGTTGTTAACAAAGAAATTGAGAACAGCTTCTGCACCGGAAACAACACCTGCAAGAGCATTGACAATAAGCGGAAGTCCGTTATCCTTAACCCAATTCAAAGCAGGCTTACAAAATTCAAAAGCTGAGAAAAGTGCATCTTTTAAAGTTCCGAGAATCCGAAGAATGCCGCCGAATGCATCGGAGTTTGCCTGCACCGCTGTCTTTATATTATTGAAGGCAGACACACCGTATGACCACACAGCCTGAAATGCCGTGGTAAGAGGTGGAAGAACATTGTCTTTAATCCACAGAAGAGGTACAGATGCTGCATCTATTGCTGAAACCACCACGTTTTGAACTGTAGGCATTGCACTTGCAACATAGCCAAAGGTAGCAGTTAAAACCGGGTACAATTTTGCCCCGATAACCTCTTGCATATCACCCCAGGCATTTTTGACCTGAATGATTTTACCCTCCGGAGTATTTGCCATTGCTTCAGAGAGTCCTCCGAAGTTTTGAGCTAATACCTCAACGAGCATGGCGGCTCTTTCACTTTCGGTTCCGTTTGCAAGAATCTTCTTTTGTGTATCATCAAGAGTTACTCCGTAACGAGTAAGGGCACCGACATTTCCTGTCATAACCTTACCCATAAGATTTGCCATTTGCTGCATTTGGTCTCCTGATACTGAAACTCCGTATTGTGAGACCGCCAAATCTTGCAAGGAAGGTAATAGGGTTTTTATGGTATCACTTTGCAGTTGGAATGTTGCAAGCTGTGAAGCACCCTGGATGGTTGCTTCATCACCGACCGTAGTTATGCCTTGGAGTTCGGATGCATACTTTTTCATTGCGTTGACATTTTCAAGGGTAGTACCCTTGACGTTCATCATAAGCTGTTCAAGACGTGCTTCAGCTTTCACCTGAGTTTCGCAAGCTGTTATACATTGTTTTGAAAAATCAACTATTTTGCTGAACCCGGCATAAGCAGCGATGACACCTGTGACTTTTTTTGCAAGGGATGTAAGTGAGTCACCGGTGAGCTTGTTTTGATTACTCATCTTTTTGAGACTTCCGGTAGCATTGGTTGTATGAGTTTTCAAATTTTTAGTGCCTGTAATGGCATTTCGTATTCCGGTTGTAAAATTACCGTCTTTAATTGAGAGGGTGGCACCTATGTTTCGTTTAGCCATCAGCTACCACCACCTGTTAATGCTTTGTATTTTTCTCTCTCATCCTCAACATATATTTCATAACAGCTTTTATAGAAAATCTGTTCCGTGAGAGGCTTGTTGATTATTTGCTCCGGGACAATACCACGGTTTGCGAAGTGACAGAGCATGGCAAGCTCTCCGTCACCTCTTATGAGTTTTTTATGTCATCAACGAGTTTTACGCCGTCAACGTATCCTGCAAGCTTTAAACATTCAAGAGCAATCTGAGGGATTTCTCCTGTGTCAAAAATCTTATCCACAATTTCCATAGGATCAACACATCCGAATGCTTCCTGAAGCTCTTTAGATTTAAGACAAGGTTCGGTTACGCAGGAATAAACCATATATGCATCACCGTTGTCCATTTCCTGTGCATCACGGGCAAGAGCTCCCGAAGGACTTTCGATTGTTATTGTACCGCCGAGTGATTTTATATAAAGGTTGGCGGTTTTGGGTTGTTTCTTGCTTTCAAGCATTTGCTCTTTTCTGCGGATAAGTTCCTGCAGAGTAATTTTGGTATTTTTAGTCATATAGCTTTCCTCCTTATCTTACTTCGACTAAATCGGGGAAATAGTAGTCGGTGAAACCACCGCTGTATTCCTCATCAATCATTTTTGCGTTTTCAAATTTCTGAAGCGTGAGTTCGTTGAACCAGGCATTTTCGATTACAAGTCGCTCGCTGCCGTATGCATCGGGATCATCAATTTTGGAGATAATCTGAATGCGGACATCCTGACCGTGTTTGATTTTTTCGGAGAGAAGCTGTGCTCCTCTGGAAAAGACCTTCTTGACCTTCATACTCCATTCACCGGTCAGACCGGTCATTTTTGAGTCTTTTGCCATTTGCATAACAAAGTCAACATCTTCACGCTCAATCTTTACTTTTGCTTCGTATGAATCGGTTTCATAAACGGGTTCACCGTCGATATACACCATGCCCCATTTACCGTTCATAACTCTTGGTGCTGTGGGTTTTACAGCCATATATAATCACCGTCCTTATTCAATGTAGATGCCGAAGTTCATGTCTTCGATTGCATCCTGAACCTGCACATTTGCTTTTAGAAATACATAAGTGCCGGTATTGGCAGTTTTGATTTTTTCATCTTCCCATGACGATACATCCTTTGTAAGGCTCAGCCATTGACGGGTAGATTCGATATCGATTTCAGCCTTGTTGTCAAACTCGTCATACAAAACACCACGGTTTGCAAGGTCCTTAAAATATTTATTTACAGCGGCAACAAATACAATTTTGTTGTCGTAGGAGTTTTCAACCTTGCCGACAAATTCATCTTCGAAGGTAGTACGAACATCATCACGCATCATATCAATGGCTTCAATTATCTTTATTTTTGAGAAATCTTCGCCTTTTTCATCGTTAAAGTCCGTGAAGGAATTAACACCACGGGCGATTTTGATTTTTATGCCGTCATTGATAAGGATGAGTTTTCCGTTATCAACATCTTCATCCGGTGTTTCGGATTCTGTAATGCTTGTTATTTCGTTGAGAGCAAAATATGTTGCACTTCGGTTAAGAGGAAGTCCTGCGAGGATTCCGGCTATGCGAGTACAGAATTCTGAAGTGGTATAGGTTTTTGAACCAACCTTTATGTTGTCGGTGCAGAAATTGATGATTCCCTCAAAATTAGCACCGCAGGAAGGAAGCACGGCTTTGAATGTTTTGTGGAACGTGTTTCTCATATTTTTGATAAATTCTACAACGGTATCTTTTTCGTCATCGGTCACGGAAGGAACGGTGAGGTAATACCAGTGTTTGTTTTTTAAACGTTCAAGAGCTACACTTATATCACTGTCGGTTTGCATTCTCTCGACTATGACCTTTGATGGATTCCCCATAAAAATCAAAGATAAATATGCGAGATTGCTTGCCGTAAAATGACTTTTTACAATTTCGCTTTCCTTGGTGTATGTGTGGCTTTCGGTAGTATTGCTGTTGTCTTTGAGTATTACTGCAACAATACCACGCTCGCTTCGTGCAATGATTGTTTCGGCAAG